TGCTATAAAAGCAAAAGAAGTTATTTTAGTTTGGACTGATAATGCTTTGTACACAATGAAATTTATTGGTGCTCCTTTTACATTTGGCTTAGAACAAGTTGGTACAAACTGTGGATTAATAGGTAAGAATGCAGTTGTAGAAATAGATGGAGCTGCGTTCTGGTTGAGTCCTAAAGGTTTCTTTTTATTTGACGGTACAGTTAAATCTATACCGTGTACTGTTGAGGATTTTGTTTACGATAACTTTGATACTACAAAAGGCCAACAAGTATCTGCAGGATTAAACAATCTATTTACAGAGATAGTCTGGTCTTATCCAGCACAAGGATCTACATTTAACGATAAGTATGTAGTATTTAATTACGCAGAATCAGTGGGTGTGTCTGGTGGTGTCTGGTATACAGGGACAGAAGCAAGAACAAGTTGGATGGATGCAACTATATACAAAAATCCTTTTGCAACCAAATACAACAGTTCTTCATCAGGAACTTTTCCAGAAATCATAGGTGAATCTGGTTTAGGTCAAAGTATTTTATTTGAACATGAGGTAGGAACAGATCAAATTAATCCAGACGGTACAATTACAACAGTGCCATCTTTTATAGCATCCTATGACATAGATTTGGAATCTAGATCAAAAGATGCAAGAGGTAGAGCATCAGGACCAAAAGTTGCTGGTGAAGTATTTTTAGCTATGAGAAGATTTATACCAGATTTTAAAACATTACAAGGTAATGCAAAAGTTAGTTTAAATGTAAAAAGATATCCACAACAAACAGAATCACAAACCGCACTAAGTCCTTTTACTATAACATCTAGTACAGATAAAAAAGA